GCACCTGGAAGTAATTGGAATCCCCGGAATGTAACAACCGGGAGCTACAGTTCTTCGAAAGTGCAAAAAAAACTAAAGTGCGCAGCGTGCTTACATCACTTCCTCTACCAGTTGCGCCCATCCTTAAAATCCCGACTGCATCTGGTCCGCTTCTTAATATAGCGGCCCTGCTGTCACAAATCCTTTCGGAGAAAAAGTAATGATTACGAATATGTCCAACCTCTCGCTGCTCGATGCAGCGGGAACCCCGGTTGCCCATCCCTTCACCCCGGCTTCCCGTGTCGCGGAAAACACCGCTCGATGGGTCGAAAAACCGGCCAACGGCGCCCTGCTCGGATCGAAGATCCTCACGTTGAGCGTCAAAGAGCCGTCCGATCCCATCGCTGGTGTTTACCGCATCAAGGTCACGTACGCAGTACCCAAAATGGACAACTCGGTGCCTACGGCTCCGAAGATTCTATCCATTGGGCGTGTGAACTGTGAGTTCCTGATTCCTGCAAGTTTCACCATGCAGGAAGCGAAGGACCTCGTGAAGATGTTCGAGCAGTCTCTGCTCCTTGGGACCAGCACGCAACTCGGCGATAACATCGCTGATCGCTCGCTGCCTTACTAACACCTTCAACCTTGGGAGTTATCATGGCTTATCAGCCCGATAAGCACGTCTTCGCAGCTTTTAGCGAGATGTGCTCCTCCATTGACACGCCTAGGTCCCTCGCGGCTCACCTGATGTTGTTGCACGGTGAGCATCTTCAACTTGCTAAGCTGGAGATTGACGCAGGGAACTATCTTGATAAAGACTTCAACCGCTTCCGCAACGACTACCTAGTAACTGAGTACCTCTCGAAATTCGAGGGGCTCAACACCGGGATCGACACGGCGGCGGCAGCCTTGGCTGCCTGGCTGGCAGCTGAGAACATCTGTAAGGTCACAAACGAGCGCATCCGCAGCATCTACGATGGGGCTGAACACCCCACTGATATCCTTGACATCGTGTCAAGAGCTCAGCAAAAAATCGAAGGATGTATCGGGACGCACGTGAAGTGGTCTAAGATGTTAAGTTGGTTCAAGTGGGGCCCAGGAGCTACTTCCTCATTAAAGGGTGAAGCAGCTGGCCTGGACAGAAAATTGCTCGAAGAGCAAATCAGTGTCACGCACGAGGCTTTGCCACTCCTCAGAGCGGCAATGGCAACGGACTACGCTTGGTTGCGAGCCCGAGGCCTCCTTGTTGACGGTCCCACGTCTCTACTTCCGCACGAGTTTCAAGTCGTGTCGGGGAGCCGGGGGGTAACTGTCAAGAAGAACGCGAAGACTGACCGTTTCATTGCAGCAGAGCCA